TTGACGATGCGCGGGTGTTCGGCAATGCGCTGGTGTTCGGCAATGCGGAGGTGTCCGGCGATGCGGAGGTGTCCGGCAATGCGCGGGTGTCCGGCAATGCGGAGGTGTCCGGCGATGCGCGGGTGTCCGGCGATGCGCGGGTGTTCGGCGATGCGCGGGTGTCCGGCAATGCGGAGGTGTCCGGCGATGCGGAGGTGTCCGGCGATGCGCGGGTGTCCGGCGATGCGCGGGTGTCCGGCAATGCGGAGGTGTCCGGCGATGCGGAGGTGTCCGGCAATGCTGATTTATTATGGGTTTCTAAAGTCGGTTCCCGTAATGGAACAACCACATTTTTCAAAACTAAAGCAGGTATATTTGTTAATTGTGGTTGCTATAAAGGATCGTTAGAAGATTTCCGAGAAAAAGTAACAAAAGAACGCGGTGATAACGAACACGCAAAGGCGTATTATTTAATTATCGAATTAGCGGTATTGCGTATCAAAATAAATAAGGAGTAAAAATGTTTAAAAAATTAATTAGAAAAGGGTTGATTAAATTAGCCTTATGGATGATTTATTTACTCAGAGAGGCTGAAAAGTATTCCGAAACCCCCGATAAAAAATTTATGAAGTCGGTGGACGATGCGGAAAAAATAATCAAGGGGTTTATTGAACATGATCGAAAATGAAAAACACGATTTTGCGGCAGACGTAACAATCAACCGCTTCAAGCTTGAGGAGGAGTGCGCCAAGCAACCCAGCCTCTACCATTATTGGGCGGAAAAGCTGGCAGACGCCAAATCCGCTGTAGACGCGGCATACAATAACGTCAAGCTGGTAACGGCGCAGCGGGAAATGTATCACCGCCAATTGGCAGCAAACGCGCAGGTAAAAACCACCGAGGCGACTATTGCGGCAACTGTGGAAACTGATGAACAGGTGCAGGAGGCCAAGTCGCTTTATCAGCAAGCCCAATCCACGCAGTACCATTTAGAGGCCGGCGTCAAGGCGTTGGATCACCGCAAATCCGAACTCGATAATTTGACGCAGTTGTGGATTAAAAGTTACTACAGCCGCCCGGATGGTGGAAAGGGTAGCGTGGGCGATGATGTGTCCAATGAAATCAGGAAAAATTTGAATAAACAGGAGTAAACATGGAAGTAAAAATAACAGAAGTTCATTTTGAACGGGTTTATAATTTAGGCAATTATGAATCCATGCGCGTGGGGCTTACCGCCACGGTCGCAAACGGGCAAGATCACCAAGAGGTTTTGAAGGCGTTGGATCAGGAAACTGTAAAATTCAGGAAGGCAAGGGAATCATGAGTAAATTCGCAAACAGATACGCAAAAAGCTACGAAACAAAGGATTACGCAGGCGGCGGGGGTAAATCCGCTTTCGATTGGCAAAAAACTGGTAGAGATACCAAAACGCTTTTTTTTAAGCCGAAACCCGATAAAAACGCAATCGACATTGTGCCTTACGTAATCAAGTCTAAAAACCACCCGTTAGTAAAAGCCGGGGACGCTAAAATTGAGGAAGAGCATTATGTATTGGATATTCACATTCACAAAAACGTGGGTGTGAATAAAACCGATGTAATTTGCCCGAAAAAAAATTACGGCAAGCCCTGCCCGATTTGCGAGCAAGCAGACGACTATAAAAACAAGGGTATGCAAAAAGAGTTTGAGGCATTGAAAGCCAGCCGCCGCGTGTTTTATAACGTAGTGGATGTGCGTGAACCGGAAAAAGGGGTTCAGATTTTCGACGCGTCGCATTACAACTTTGAAAAGGAACTCATAGACGAGGCGAAAGCCGCCGCAGTTCCCCCGGACAATTTTGTGGACTTTGCCGATCCTTCCGAAAAAGGGTTTACCGTAACGTTCAGAGCCGTAGAGGAGACGTTTGGCAAGAACAAGTATTTTGAATTCAAGTCCTTTTCTTTCCGCGCCAGACAAAAGCCCGTGGCGAAAGAGTTTCAAGACGCGGCTATCAGTTTTGACGATTTGATAAAAGTTCAAACGTATGAGGAAATTGAGGCCGTGTTATACGGAGCCGAAGCCGGGGCAGAGGACGAAGGGGCGGAAACGCCGAGCCACGAAACGCATGAGCAGCCCGCAGTAGAGGACACCCCAACTCACTCAGTGTCCACTTTTAAATGTGCACATCCTGGGGGGGTGTTTGGACGCGATAATGATGAATATGCGGAATGTGCAGCCGGGTGTCAAGTGTGGACAGAGTGTATTAATGAAGAAAAACGCTTGAAGGGTAAATGATGAGTGATGAGTTTTCAGTAACATTAACCGAGGCGCATAATCTTTGCGTGCGTCGTGGATTGCCGCTGACCAAGGAAACCATAGTTCACGCCGGGTTAAAGTGGGGGTGGGGCAAACGCCTTGCTCCCCGCACCTGGGGTTTCAAAAAAAAGGAACTCACTGACTGGATAAGCGCGCATGGCGAAAAGCCGGAACCGGGCTGGGTACTCGTGTCGCAAGCCAGCAAAGAAACGGGCGTGCCGATAGAGACGCTGTATACGTGGACGCAATCGGAAAAGGTGCGCAGTAAAATAATCGGGGCGGGTAACGGTCGCCGACATGTGTGTTTAGAGGATGTGAAAAAATGCCAGAAAACGAAAGCTTAGAAGAAGTGGCGGAACAAATTGCGGATAAGGTAAAGAAGCCGCGTAAACCAGTGTTCACAGACTCGGAAATCGTGTTCACTTTGGGGTGCGATTTAACCGATTTAGCGGCAGGCGGGGGATTACGTTACGGGATTCCGGCAGGATGTATTATTAATTTTGTTGGGGATAAATCCTCAGGCAAAACCGCTCAAGCAGTGGAAACTATAGTAGCAAATCATTTTAAATTTGGAAACGCTTTCAAATGGGTATACGATGATTGCGAAACTGGTAATACTTTTCAAACCAAGGAAAAATATGGTATAGAAGTTATTCCAGAAGATCCAAAAAAACGGGTTAAAAGTAAAACAGTAGAAGAAGCCTTTTGTAATATTCGGGCATTTACCGAAAGTTTAAAAGAAGACGAGTGCGGGATATATGTGTTGGACAGTTTGGATGGATTGACTTCTGAAGAACAAAATAAAAGGGCGGATACTCGTTACACCCGGTTTGTCAAAGGAAGCGACAAAGAAATGGAAGGCTCTTATCAAATGGGCAAACCTAAATATTTGAGCCAGGAATTTTTCCCGCAACTTCACGATAGGTTGTCATCTACTAAAGTTTTATTGATAATAGTTTCTCAAACGCGCTCTGTGATTGATCCGTTTAGTTTTAAAAAATACAGTCGCGCAGGCGGAGACGCTTTAGATTTTTATTGCCATTCTATTTTTTATTTTGCAAACCTCATAAGATTGAAAAAGGGGGAATCCGTAATAGGACATATTTTAAGAGCTTTGCTGGAAAAATCAAAAACGCCTTTACCTTATCGAAAATGCGATTTTATTTTTTATTTTGACTATGGTATAGATAATACAGGGTCTAATATAGATTACTTGTATTCTTTGCGAAATGTTAAAGAAGGTTATAAACTTTTAGAACGGGCTAACGCAATAACTTGGGACGCCGATGCCAAAGAAAAAACAGTACAAACGCTGAAAGAGTTTATTGAAACATACAACTTGATAGACGAATATAAAGCGGCGTATAAGGATTACAAAAAATCGGATATGATTGAATTTTTGGAAACCCTTAATCCGCCGCACGAGGCGTACGCGCAAACCTTTGGTACGTCGCGCACCCGGGACGAGTTGATAGCGTATATCGAAGCCAACGGCCTACAGCCGGAATTAACAAAACGAGTGAGGGATAAATGGGAAGCAAACGAGCAAGCAGTCAAAACGAATCGTGCGCCAAAATTTCCAGCCCGGACTTAAGCGGAATCCCGCCGCGTCCTGTAATGGGAAAACGCAACTTAGTGCCGGATCAAAAAATCACGGAACTCATGAGCGTGTTCAGCGTGGATTCGCAAGACATATTTGAGGCGTGGAAAGTGTACCGTGGATTACTGGACGCCGGGCTGCCTCGCAAACTCGCAATCCGGCAAATGGCGCGGATGTATCCTAAAATACTGACGCCAGAAGTGCGGGATTACCTGACGGCGTTGATGTTAGAAACTATTACCAAGGATATGATCCGGGGAGTGGTTTGTGGATAATCTTGACGGGCAAAAAGTAATCACGACTTTCGGTTTTGGGGAAGTCGTGGACTCTTTTGGCGGAGGGTACTTAGTGAAACTATTAAAACCGAATTTATTGCCCAGAGGTATGCGGTATTTACATTCAGTAAGTGGAAGTATTGCTCTATATGCGTATGAATTTTCAATAATAACGGATCCTGATATTTTGAAAACTTATGAAGCAGAGGCAGCAAATGGCTGACACTTCTACCCGCCGCTGGGTTCAATTAAGCGACAACGAAATTTCGGAAATAATCCGGATGGCGAGCCCATTTGAGCCGGGGTATAGTGTTTTGATTAGTAAGTTGGAAAAAGCGCAAAAACCCATAACCAAGTCCAGTGCCAAAGGCAAGGGCAGGAATTTACAAAAATGGGTTGCGGGTAAAATCGCGGCGTTAATCGGGCTGCCTTACGATCAGCAAGACGACCAGTGCTTAATCCACGCCCGCGAAATGGGGCAAGCCGGCGTAGACATAATATTGCGAGGGGAAGCGCAAACCAGGTTCTCCTTTGCGGTAGAATGTAAATCCAGTGAGGGCATGAGCGTTCAGGCGTTTGTGGCGCAGGCTATGAAAAGCGCGAAACCCGGTATTGACTGGCTGGTAGCGTATAAGTGTAAAATGTACGCCGAACCTGTGGTAATGATATCCTGGGAAGCGTTTGAGCGGTTGTTTAAAAAGGGGTGAGTATGCAGTACAAATCAAATAATCATGAATATGATTTGCGGCAAAACCGGATTCGGGAAATTGAAAAAGTTTTGGATTGGCTGTTTACTGGATTGGCGGTAGCCGTCGGAATATTGATAGGGAGGTTTTTATGAGTTATTTTATTGAGCGGTTGAAAGCCAAGCCGCGTTATCAAGTATGGATTGTAGGTATTATGTTATTGTTGATGGTTACGGAACCTGCTTGGTTACTTTTGTTTTTACCCTCCACATATACCCATTATTATTGCTCAAATGGGACACGTTACCGGATAGTGTACGGGCAATCTCGCGTGCCGATAGAGGCGGGAAAAGTTGCGGGTAAGTGCGAAGCGGGCGACTCAAATATAAAATGGGATGTACGATAATGTGGCCGCTGGATTACAAAAAACGGGCGCAGCTTAAAATAGAAGCGGAAAACGCGGCATGGGAAAAATACTCGAAGTCCCTTGCGGAATTAAATGAGCGCAGCAACCGCCGCATACATCAACAGGCTTGGGACTTCGACGCGGCCTTAAAACAAATAGCGGAAACGTTGACAAAAAGCTGGAATGAGTCCAAAGTGCAAATTGAAGCCGGATTCAAATCTCAGCTCGACACCTTAATAGCAACGCATGCAGAGGAAATTCAATTTTTACGCCGAGAGTTGGAAGCTGAAAAAATCCGCCATGTCGCCGAAATAGAAAGTAAAAATTACGAAGTTACGGCAAAAATAAGCGAATACCAACGTAAACAAACACAACTCGACGCCACGATACAAAAATACGAAACCTCAATAGGCGATGCGGTAAAGGTAAGTGGCCAGCTTCAAGAACTCATAGCCGGGGTAAACCAACAAACGCTTAACGAAAAAGTAGAACTGCAACGCCGTCAAGCCGTAGTAAAGGAAGCCGATAATACGAATAATCAATTGCGACAAGTCACTATTCCACAAATCCGAAAGTCCGTAGAAGGCAAGCCCTCATGAACGCCTTAATTGCGGAATTAAAAGCCCGCCGCGCCTTTTATCAGAATAAAGCGGATGAGGGAGCCGCTACTTATGCCGGGGCGCAAGCGGAAATCCGCGTCAAGGAACTCGATTGGGTTATAGCGAGAATGGAAGCCGTATTGGTTGATTGGAAAGCGGAATACGAAAATGCCTTGAAGGAAGGAAATAAATGATTACAGAAAACGATAAAACGAATGTGGTACACGCCTGCAAAACTTTTGCGGAACTTGAAGCGGTAATACGAAAATACGAACCCTTTATGTCTACCAGCCGCCCCGAACCGGTGTATTGGTACGCCGCCCCGTTATTGGCGCGAATACAGGAAGTGCGAAACGGCGGACGCTTATACCTGGTTACGCGGGCGAACGGGTTGCGGGAAAAGGTAATGGAATTGGTGCTGAAGGATAAGGCGTGAAAATGCATATACACGATTACGATAAATGGGAAGACGTAGGAGCAGTGGAAACCATTCTAAATTCAGGTGGGGCTATGATACAAACTCGCGTTTGCTTGACTTGTGGAAAACGGAAATACCGCAAAACCAATTCTGTAATAAGTTCTGACACAGGGGTAGTGGCGCGGTTAATGAGTAGTTTCCGCTGGAGAGTTCCTGAATAAATAATATGCGAAAATATATTCTAATTTTGATGCTAATACCAGCCTGCTACAAACCAACAAAACCCCCGGAAGACCGATGGTACGTGGAATACAGCGAGGATTTTAAAAGTGTTGGATTGTGTCATAAGGTAGGGGATGAATCCGCTTGTCGATATACTTGTGAAGCGATAACAGCAATAAAACAAGTAGAAAATTCCTTAAATTACCCGGTAACTTACGGAAATAAATAAGACTTTACGCGGGAAAAATACTAAAATAAAAGGGTAAATATTGAATAATAAACGTAAATTAATACGGAATAACCCGATTTAATTATGAAAAATACGCCTGAAAACGAAAATATAGTCACTAAATACACGAAAGCCGCCATCAAAAAACAGATGTCGATAGACTTTTCCGACCTCAAATTAACGAAACCAGAACTAATATTTGTAATAGTATACTGTACCAATGGATTCAAATCCACAGACGCTATGGAGGCCGCAGGGTATAAAGCCCCTACAAGATCGGCACTAACCTCGAAATCATGGCATGTACACAACCAACCTAATGTGCGCGCTGCTATAAACCGCATAATACAGTCCGCTACTAAACCTTATACGGATAAAATAGGGTATAAAGTAATCGAAGCCTATTATCTGCGTGCGTTTTACCGATTGGAAGATTTTTATGAAGATGATGGTACTTTACGCCCGTTAAGTAAACTTCCAGAAGCACTTAAAGAGTTAGTAGACGGTATGACTACCCGCTATTATGGCAAAGATGCTAATATTAAGGTGCGAGAATATGTATTACCAAACCGAGACACCGCGTTACAATCACTTGGTCGTATAGCGTGGGGTGGAAATAATGGAGGCGATCAAGACGTTGAACTCCCCGCCGAAATCCGTAGCACACTGGCGCAAATCCGCAAGAACGTGCAAAACTCCCCCGTGCCAGACGGCTCAAAAGTCACCACTACTTATACCGCCACGCAGACAATCGAATCCGGGAAGCGCAAACCCGGTAGGCCGCGAAAGGTGGAAACAGAAATTGAAGTGAGGTTGCCGTGAAAGTTAAATGCGTGAAGGATTCCTCTACCATTATTATGGTAAGTAAACTCCCGTTTTTGGTAGTGAAAGATTTGGAATATGAAGTGACCTCTGCGGACTTTGTAGGGCGTCCAATCAGATACGTATGGATTCATGGGGGGTATAGTTCCGAAGGGTTGGAACGCTGTTTACCGGTAATATTCTCTGCCGATTGCTTTAACATACCGGCAACCCCGTCTTTTGCAGACGTAATGCAAAACGCACAGGAGGCAACTTCATGAATATTGCCCTTAAAGTAGAGGTGGAAAATCGTAGGTTGGTAATCGCTACAAATCGGAAGTATTGCGTAAAACAGTCCAGTAAATTTTTATCAGATATAAAATGGTATATTGAAGGCGTTACTCAAAAACCGATACCCATGGACATTAGAAGTTTGGAACCTTTGCGAGAGGTGATTTCTAATTTGTTCATTCGCTATAGTATTAGAGGCGATATTGTATTAAAATTTGGGCAAGAGGTTCCGTCAGGCTGTGTAGATTTGCCATTTGAATTAGTGGACGATTACGCTTCCAGAATAGGCTATGTGTATTGAGGAGGCAACTTCATGAGTAAAACAGACGAGCAATTATTGGATAAGTATATTGAACAGGCGGTGTTTACGCCATCAGAAAAGGCGGAATTTGAATATAAATATCGCGGGCGTCTACCAAAAGCCTCTAACAAAACCATAGAAGGAGCTTGGCTGGCGGTAGTAGCGGGACTGCGCCCATTGTATAAGGATTCCCTGGGGTTTGCGTTATACCGCTTGCGAACTCGTATGCGAGAATTGGCTGCAGCGTTTTTTGCTGGATTGCCGATATGGCTTCAAAATCTGATAAGGAAATGGAAGTGAACCAGTTGCCAGAATTCCATAAACCAGATACTGCTTGCGGATGCTACCGCATTACAGGCCAATTTTGCGAGAATTGCCGCACATCCGAACCGCCGGCCCCGGAGTATGAAAACCCGTACCCAAAACAGCGTGTACCAGAATTTGAGCGGCGGCAAGACGCGCCTACGCATCCGTTCAGCAACAACAACGGCTTAGGTATCGTATGCCAGCAAGTTCATGAGCGGTTTACGAAGCTGGAATTGGAATTAGACAAAGTGCGGATAGTGGTTATGGGGCAAGCAATAAACCAAGCCAGACTCACGCAAATAGAAGCCGAAAACGCGGAACTCAAAGCCGCCAACGCAGACTTGAAAAAGCGTATGGACTGGGTTTGGAAGCGGTTGGAAAGATATTTAACATGACCATTAATTTCCTCCTTACCCACTGGAAGCCCCTGCCGACTAACTGGGGCTTTTATTTTTTATGAGTACTGAAATATTCACACACCAATCCCGCAACGGCGAGCAGCCCAAGCGCGTTTGCGTAATTTGCGGCAAAGAGTTTCGCCCCAGCCGGGGACGTGGCACCGCGAAAACTTGCAGCTATGAATGCGGCGGCGCACTGGACAGGCAAAAACGCCCTTGGCTTAACGTCTTGGGAGTGCGTAAAAAGTAAATGCTTGCCACGGTGTACCGATCCGCACTGCAATACTCGACTGCCGAAATAGAATACATATGCGCCTACCCGCATTTGCTCGGACACCTTGCCGGTAAAAATAAACTCACGCCGTTACACTCATACTGGATACGCTACCTATGGGACAGCGCAACTCATGCCGCACTCGAAGCTCATCGGGGCAGCTACAAGACCACGTCAATGGCTATCGGAGCCGTGCGCTGGATGCTGCTCAATCCCGACGACCGCATAGGACTCATACGCAAACGATACACAGACGCCGCCGAAGTGGTGAAAATGATTGAGGGTATTATGGCTATGCCCGCCATTAAAGCCTTGTTCCAGTCCATCCACAAAATGCAAATCAAGGCCGTCATAAAGCGTGAGGGCAAACTTGTCTACAACTTCAAGGCGACACAAACGCCAGAGGGAAATGTCAACGCGCACGGACTCGACGCCTCGCTGACTGGTAAGCATTACGACAAGATCCTTGCGGATGACTTCGTGACGTTGCGTGACCGGCTGAGCATGGCGGAACGGGAAAAGACAAAGGAAATCTTGCGCGAAATCGTCACCAACATCATTGACCCCGGACACTATGTAATGTTTACCGGTACGCCCTGGCACCGGTTGGACGGGTGGACGGCGGTTCCCGCAACCCCGCTTATGTACCCGGTAAGCGCAACTGGGCTGTTATCGCCGGCGGAAATCGCGGAAAAGAAACGCACTACTACGCCGTTTTTATACGCCGCCAATTATGACTTAGACTTGACCGAAAACACGGACGCCATGTTTAAGGAACCGCGCTGGGGTAAATGGGATTACCTATTGCCGGGCTGTCAGATGCAACTCGATGCCGCGTTTGACGGCGACCACTTTTGCGCCTTGACTGCGTTGACGCCCAAAGGGGATGAGTACCAGGGGCGGGGCTGGCTGTACGGCGGCAACGTAAAGGACTGGATACCGGAAATCGTGCGATTGTACAAGACTCATAGAGTCAAGGTGCTGCATATCGAAACCAATCCGGATAAAGGTTATACGGCGGACGCATTGAAGCGTCACGGGCTGAACGTGCGGACGTATTGGGAAGACTGGAACAAGCATCACAAGATCACGTCGTTTGGGTATGAGATATGGCCGAAAATCTTATGGGATGAGGATACCGATATGGAGTATTTGAGTATGAGTATGGACTATTCGCAAGGGCAGGAGCCGGATGACTCAATTGACAGTCTGTCCTCGCTTGCGCGCGAGGGGTTTAAAGTCGGTGTCAAGGATACGGGAGTGTTGAATAAATGGTGAGGTGGGTATGTATGGCGAAGAAGCTATAAAAGAACAGATTAAAGATATATTAATGGATATAGAAATAGACCCAGAATGGAATACCGGATTTTCTGGAAACGCCGCGTCCTTGAATACTAAGTCCAAGGATGAGGCGGTAGATAAATTGGCTAAATTGGTATGGCGTTATCGTCCGCACCGAGTACGTAATAAAGGGCAGGTGGCACGTGATTGAAACAGTAGAAGTAATCTTAGATAATAAGTACTATTCTTTTTTTGATAAAACAGGCGAGTGGCCTACTCAATTTTTTTATTTTGAAGGGCGTCAACGCTTAAATGAAAGATTGCCCGTCATGAAATTAAAGGATTTCAGAGACGACAAGATGAATGCCGCGTTGTTTCAATGGAATGGTAAAATTTGGGTGATAGTAGAAATAATTTATGACGGTTGGGAAACCTTACAAAAGGTCTACGTAACCGAAGTAAAATTTGCCAAGGTTTCGCAATGACCCGCCTTCCTCCATTCTCAGAATTCCAGCAACACGGCGTCGGTTACGAAGTCCCGAAAAACGCTTTACGCGGCGACCCGGCGGCGTTACGCATACTAACCCATCTAAAAATAAACATGCAAGAAGTCGTAAAAGCTAAAAAGTGGATTATGTTTTCCGGGCTGCGTACTGAGCATGTGTTCTACCAGTTTTTGCTTTGCCCCGCCCAGCCGGAAAATCAAATGAAAAGGAATAAGACATGATTGTATATGAAGTACCTGTAGAAGTTTTAGAACAAGAATTGCCCGGCTTGTTATTATTGCGTCAAACAGGATTAAGCACAGACTTAATAGAGCGTTGCGAAAAAAGAATTAAATTTACAGAAACATCAGAGTCCCTTACTTATCTTATCACTTTAAAAGCGAAAATATCCAAAGTCACTATATCAGGAGTAGTTCGATTATGAGCAATAAACCCATACCCAACGCGCCAAAGTCCCGCACACAGAAACCCACTACCAATCACGACTCGCAATTAGCTGCCGACCTCATAGCAATGCAAGCCCGCCTCGACGCCGTAACCAAGGCCAACGCCGACGGTTGGGCAAACGCAATGGCCGGACTCGCGGGCGTACGCGACAAGAAAACCGCTACCACCTTCGAGAATCAGGCCGTCATTTCCGATGCGGAACTCGACGCCATATACTTGTCCGATGGCGTGGGCGCTAAAATCGTGAACGTGGTCGCCGATGACATGACACGCGAATGGTTGGATCTGGAGTCAGATGAAAACGATGACGACGCCGTGGATGAAACCAGCAAAAAGCAACTCATTGCGATACAAGAAGCCCTTAACATACAAGAATGTTTTAACGAGGCGTTGAAGTGGGCGCGGCTTTACGGCGGTGCGTTAATCATAATCGGAGCCCAAGACGGCGAACCGCTGGACAAGCCCTTTGACCCGAAAAGGGTTAAAAAGTCCGGGGCAATTGGCTCCATGCTAAAATCGTTTTTCGGCAGCAATACCGTAGAGGGTCTGGGCAAGCTCACCGTGGTGGATAAACGACGTATCCGGCTGGGTACAAGCCAGTTTCAAACCGACATAACCAAGCCCAATTACGGGGCGGTGGAATTGTATGACGTCGAGTTTTATGCAGGCGGCACTTCGACATATCAGCGCGTACACGCAAGCCGCTGCCTGGTATTCAAAGGCGAAAAGCTGCCCCTTGGTATGCGAAACCTTGTCAATGTAGAGCAGCGGTATTGGGGCGTGTCGGTGTTGCAGCAAATCCACAATGAGCTGAAGGATTACGGCGGGCTTATGGGCAGCGTGGCCAGCCTCATGTATGAGTTTACAATCGGCAAATATAAAATTAGCAACCTCGTCGAATTACTGGCTCAAGGCCGGGAAGATGAGTTGATTACCCGCATGGAAATCGTGAACATGGCCAAGTCCATACTCAACGCCGTGTTGCTTGGCGAGGGCGAAGAGTACAGCCGCGACTCGGTTGCGCTCGGGGGTATTGCGGAAATCATAGGCGAGTTTAAAGTCAGGCTGTCCGGCAGTAGCGGCATACCGACAAACAAGCTATTCAGTGAGCAACGTACCGGATTAAATGCGGACGGCAAAGTAGACGACAATTATTATGATACGTGTCGCAGCCAGCAACAGCAAAAAATCACGCCTCCTCTCAAACAGCTATACGGTATGATCGAAATCGTGTACGGGATTAAATGCCAGCCAATCAAGTACCAGTCGCTGAAAAGCCTCGACCCCAAAGCAGAGGCGGAAACCACAAAGCTCAATGAGGAAGCCGCCAAGACCCGCGCGGACAAGTACGGCGTGTATCTGGACCATCAAGTGCTTACGCCAGACCAGGTGTATGAGTTGGAATGGGCGGACAGTGTGTTGGGGGCTATGCCAGAACCCGGATTGCCGCCAGTACCGGAACCAGGGGCGGAAAATGCTTAGTCCACAGCAAGAACACGCGGCGGTAATCGTCGCCGCATTATTGGCCGTTGCGTTTGTCGCGGTATTGTTTGCGTTTTTATAAACCATGTCAACCGACTACTCAAAACACCTCATTGAAACCGTGCGAGCCAGCCGGCGTAAACTCAAGCCGCGACAACGCGCCAAGCCGCCGAAAATAGTACCGGTAATGTACCCGTATGCGATTGAACGCCGGTACGCGAAAACCATATACAGTTACGTAAGCCCGCTGATTGAGGCCGTAAACGCCTACATAGAAAAACACGGCGAGGCGTTACTGCGAGGCGACTCTGCAGACCATATTTCCCGCGCGGGAAATATGATACCGCACGCCGACGCTATACCTGGAACCGGCTTCAAACTACTAACCGCCACGCTGACCAGCTGGGTGGGGCAATACTTCCCTGAGCAAAACCAGGGCGGCTCACAGGTTTATATGGGGGCTGGCAGCGAGGCCGATGCGGTAAAACTGTTTGCCGATGCGCAGTGGGCAAAACAAATGGCGGGGGCTTTGGGGGTGTCGTTTAACACGGCGGAAACGTGGTGGCCGGATTTAAGATCCCGCTGGGCACAAGACAATTACCGCCTCATAAAAAGCTTTGCCACGGAATACATAACCAAAGTCAACTACGCGGCAGAACAGGCGATCATAAACGGCGTAAGTTACAACACGCTTAAAAAACAGATACAAGAGCTTGGTGACGTATCCGGGGTATCGGAAACCTGGAGCCGCAACAAAGCCCGGTTTTTAGCCCGCGACCAGATAGGTAAGTTGCAAGGGCAGATAAACCAAGCGCAACAAACTGAGGTCGGGGCAGGATGGTATACGTGGCTGACCACAGGCGACAAGCGCGTGCGCCCATCTCATGCCGCTATGGAAGGCTTATTGGGGCGGTGGGATGACGCCAGCGTATACAGTGATGACGGCGGGAAAACATGGAAGCCGAAAACAAGCGGCATGGTCAAGCTTCATCCCGGACAGGATTATCAGTGCAGATGTACCGCAATACCGTATTGGAAAAATATTTTAGCAATTGCCGACTACGGGTTAGCGGCGTAAAGGATGAAAATGGAAGATAAAAATTTGCAGGAAAAAAGTTGGGAAGAGTTTCGGGCTACGGGGCTTATTTTATTTGTAAATGAATTTTTACACTTATTTGGATGGGCGTTAACCAGCGAAATAAATGAGGACGGTTCTGTGAAGCGAGTTTATCCGGCGCGGTGTAAATATCGCGGGTTTGATTCAAAAGCAATAGACGCCGCATATAAAAAAGTCACCGCATATTTAAAACAAAACGTCGATGAATTGGAAAAGGATTGTCAGGATTAATTTATGAACAAACTATCAGACGCGGCAATGGCGGCAATAAAACACGCAATTGAAACCACGCCACACGGCAAGGTGGTGATAACGCTGAATGAGAACTGCCCTGACATCGACATAGCGGTGGAGCGGCGCGAACGGTTCCGCAAGCCGGAAAAAGGCTCCCAACCAATAGTGCAAGGCCGGGAGCGGGTACGGCGGGAGGGTTAGTCTTTACGTGGTTTTGAGTGTTGTTTTCAGCTTTTTTATTTCATTTTCCGCAGCGAGAAGCCGAGACGCCGTATACAATGAAAACGGGGTTACGTAAGAATCCACGTTGCGCATGTTGGACTGCGCCCATTGCTTGTACTCGTCAAAAAATTCCCACATTTGTTCCTTGCCCACTGGGGTGTTTACATAAGGTAATTCAGTGAGATTTTTAGAACTCATGTCCCACCTCTCGTAAACGACACCATAGCCAGTGCCGCAATGTCCGCCCGATTTACCGACTTCATACAGCCCGCCATCACATCGAAAAGCCGCAATTCCAGCGCGGTTTCCGACACGTAGACGCCGCGTATTACCTGTTTATTTTTGAGTGTTATTTCCATTTTACTTTCCTTCCTTTGCGTTTTCCGCGACCGGGTTTCCCCGGTTTCGTCCCCTACGCCGGGGCACTCGTCAGGCGGTTATATTCCCCAAGGCGCGGCTTCATACCCAGACAATTTTTGTATCAGTCTTTTTTCTAAATATTCCATCATTTTGCAAGCGGTACTGGTATACCATTCTTGTGTTTCGCAAGATTGGTAGTTATAGCAATGAATTTGCTTTAACATAGATACTATTTTTTTATCGTGATCGGCTCCGAAAATAAATTCTTTATTAGCCGCGTATTTATATTCTGGATAGACGATTTGTTCTTTGTATCGGGTATTTACGGACACGTAATTTTCATTCCATAATAATCGACCGATAAAATCAAATTCATTATCGTCCCCGCTATTCAATCCAAAAGTTCTCATCACATCGGAAATGCTTCCATTATTCACCCAAGACAGTCCAGTTACCAGCAGGTCTATGTGTTTTTTATTTACAGTGTATGCGCTCATATTCATTACCTCTTATTTTGTTTTACGGTTCCGGGGTTTGATTCCCGGCTCCGTTAATAGTATAATATAAAAAGTTTAATAAATAGTCTACTACTTTTTATATTTTAGCAGGGAAAACGCGAAAAAAAGTTCAAAAAAATAGCGGTTTTCCGGTTTATTTGCCTTTATCTCCGGTTAATTAGTCGACGGCGTATAAAGTATTTATATTTATATCGAAAATAGTCTGGCTGACTGTATAAACAAAGGCTGGCATGTGGGTTTGAGTATTCCCGCGTGTCGGCCTTTTTTATTGTCCAAATAATGAGTAACATTACAAACATCAACCTACCCGGATTCACAGACCAACTCAAATTTGCGGCGGGCGCACAGCTCGACGTATTCGGCAAACCCCGTTTCTCACTGGCAAAAGGTGCGTTTGAAAGCAAACAAATAACCTCTCGGCAAATCTCCCTTTGGGAGGAACGCCTGTGGGGTGCCATCATGAACGTATCCAGCCTTGTCGGCACGCCCGTAGTGGGCGACACCATAACCGGTGCGACATCTGGCAAAAAAGGCGTCATCACCGCCGTAGCCGGAACCGTACTCACATATACAACATCAAACAACGATTTTACCGATACCGAAAATTTGACCATCGCGGGCGTAGGCGCGGGCGCGACAGCCGTGCTCACGAACCATAACACCGGCGCACACATAGAATACAACTATTACCGCGCGAGTTCCTATTTGAAAGTCGGAACCGTTTCCGGGCAGCGCGTAGTCAGGCGCACACGGGAATATTTCCCCTACACCCCGAAAAAAGGGCAGGTGGCCGACCGCACTGCCGTAATGGGAGCCGCAAAAGCGAACGTGCGCCAATGGCTTTTATACGGGGATGATTTAAACGCAACTGGATTTTGTTTGGACGGACTGATATTAAAAATCGTCCAGCGTTCCAATACTTCGGGAAGCGTAGACACTCAATTAAAACCGCAATCAGAATGGAACGTCGATAAGCTTGATGGGTTTGGTCCATCAGGAGTGACGCTCGACCCCGCTAAAATACAGATATTCAATGACGATTTGGCGTGGCTTGCCGCTGGAAATGGGCGCCACTTTTTTAACGTGAACGGGCAAAACATCCTCGTACACGTGGACCAGCATGCCAATCAAACCGCCGTGGCGTGGCTGCGTACCGCTTCATTGCCTATAAGTTTTGAAATCGAAAACATAGGCACGGCGGCCAGCGCAACGCAGCTTGAACAAATATGCAGTTCGGTAGAAAGCGACGGCGGTTATGAGCCTCCTGGATTTGAATTTGCAGTCGGCAACGAAACTACCCGCGTGCCAGTAACTACTAAAAAATGCGTATTGGCAGTACGACTTAAAAATAACTGCCCGGATATTGCCGACCATCCAAACCGCAAAACCGTGAAATACATTAAGTACGACATATCCACTAAAGTAGAGGATGTGTATTTTGAATTGGTACATGTCCATGATTATGATCTTACAAGTGGAGATTGGTCGCCATTGTGGGGCGATCCAAACATAGGGGTAGAATATAGCGTGAACGCCGTTTTTACGCCTATGATGGAGCATGAAATCGACGCCGGGTATTCCGTAGCTGGGCAGGCGGGAAAAGGCGGTACTGCTCTCCGAACCGGGGAAGGATTATCATACCATGACCGCATAGTCCAAAATTTTGAATCCAATAAAAGCCAAATGTTTGCAATTTATTGTACGCATGATGGGGCGCAAACCGCCAGCGTTGCCGCCACTTTCGGAGGTAAGTTTTTAGAATGAACTTGATAACAATGGAACGTTCGCAATTGTCCAGCTACGGACACGCAGCCGTGTTTTACAACAAAATAACGTTGGCGGAACCCGGCGAAACCTCAGACGCCTACACCATACCTGCCGTAGAATTATTGGCGGTAGGGTTTAACGTCACCCCAAACGGACTAATAGAATTCACCATGGCATCGCATGAGGCCATACAGGCCGATACTGCCGACTGGTTTCCAGCGTTGCAAAATAGCCCGGTAAATTTCGCCGTCACTGCTTGGCGGGCGGTACGCAGCAAGGGCGTAGACAATACCGGCAGTATCATAGCCGCCGTGACTGTGAAAGGGGTTTACGAATGAGTTTAACAGCGCAATCAAAATCAATATCTAACGCTAAAAAGCTGATTAACGCCGGCAAAGTGTCGAATGCTCCCTGGAGTTTTTCCGGGGCGGACGGCAACGCCTTACTCGGCGAAAACGGGGACGATTGGGCGAACTATGCGCTGTGGCATATTGCTGAAGACCCCGCCGCAACCGCCGATACGAAAGCCCGGTTTAAATATCCTTATGGTAAGGACGGCCAAGTATTCCGGCGCGGGGTAATAGCAGCCAAAAGTCGCGCAGCCCAGCAAGGCGAGGACGCGGTGTCCAGTGCTGCCGATGCTTTACTGCAATTAATCGACAAGAAAAAATTGGACGAGGGTATGTGTCCTGAGTGCGAATGCGAAATGCCGGAAAGCGGGGTTTGCCCGGAATGCGGGTACGAGTCCGATGCCTGCGGCACTAAAAAGAAAACTAAAATGGCGAGCAAGGACAACGCAGACAGTGTGCAGCGTTGGGATAGCGTAAATATCCCTGAGTACATGACGAAGGCGTTTGAAATAATACAGCCGGAAGGCTTTTTGAAAGGCCGCGCCATCGTAACCAGTATTGGCGTGTTCACATACAAAAACGCAGACGGGTCTACGCAAAAAGAATTGCGATTACCTGAAGAGGTTTTCGATCCCGAGTCTATCGAAACTTTAAAAATGAAGCCGATGACGAATTTACATCCAACGGAAATTGTCACATCGGAAAACGTAAAAAAATATCAAGTCGGAAATACCGGATCGAACCCTGGCAGCGAAACACAATGGCAACGTGCCGATTATGATTACAGCAAAATGACTGATGGAATCCATTTGGCCATCGACATCATGATTATGGAAGCCAAGGCCATATCGGACGCGCAAGCAGGACGCCAAGCGCTGTCATGCGGCTACAAATGCGAACTCGAACCCGCCAAGCCCGGCGCCGTTTGGTGCGGCATGAATTACGATTTCATTCAACGCAAAATCCGGTATAACCATGTGGCAATCGTGGATCAAGCCCGTGCGGGCGACGCTGCGGCTATTCGATTGGATAGCAAAGACGCGGTAATGGTATCAAATTTAGATACAAATCAAAATCAAGGAGACTCTATGGATATGAAAAAGATAACCCTGGATAGTGTAGAGTACCAAGCTGAGGCTCCGGTACTGGTAGCACTTTCCAAGGCCAACGAAAGAGCAGACGCGGCAGAAAATACCGTGAAAACTCTTACAACAGACAAGTCCAAGTTGGAAGCCGAACGCGACACGCAAAAAGAACGTGCAGACGGGCTGGCTAAAGACTTGGAAAAAGCCAAAGCGGATGCCGCGAACTCGATGAAAATCGGACAGCTTTTACCACTTCTTGCCATAGCCAATAAGGCCGGCGTAGAAGTTAAAGCGGACTCAAGTGAGGAAGCGATTCAAAAAGCAATTATTTTGAAAGCCTTCCCAAAAGCGAACCTGGACGGCAAAGACGCCGCATACATGGCCGCGCGTTTCGACGCCGCCGTGGAACACATTGACGCTAACGTGAACTTGCAAAACAGCAACATACTGAACAGCAGCCCGTTTGCGAATATGAACCGCGATGAAGCCGTCAAGTACGATAGCGCCGCCGCAAGACAGCGCATGATCGCAAGACAAACCGCTGAAAGTCGCGGCGAAAAGTACGATGAAGGGGGCAAATAATGGGTGCATATGGAAATATGAGCGACACTCCGGGTATAGCCGGATTAGTTGTAGGTATGAATCCGCGCGTCGTGGAATCCGGTAAGGCTCAAGAAATTATCGCATTCGGCGCCCCGGTTATGGGCTTCCAAAACGTAGAGGACAAAGTGTACAACATACACGATGACCTCGTGACGGAAACCCTTGACGCGGATTTAGTGGCAAGCAACGTGTTGACAACTACCATAAACGGAATCGCAATTGCCACCACTTACGCTACATCGCACGCGGCTACAATGACGGCGCACATCGCCGCTATTAACGCCAGCGCGCCTTTGATTGCGTTGGGTATCAGCGCGGAAGCCGGATCAACTAACCGCATAATCTTGATCAAAACCAAGGGGCTTGACCTCGTGGTCACAGGGGCGGTTACTGCGGGTGCGTCTCAAGCCAACGTGGCGATTGTTACGTCAACCTGGGGCAAGTTCCTCGGCGTGGCTATGTTCACTCAAATAGCGGACAGGCTCACAGGCGCGGGAACTGCGGCGTATCAAGTACAGGATTTGGTCAACATAGTGGCTGAAGGGGTGATCTGGGTACCCGCAACCGGAACCGTGCAAGATAAGCAGGCCGCATATGCGGTAATTGCCGATGGGGCGACTCAAGGCAAGTTTTTATCGACAGCGGGCACCAACTACAATGTAGGCGGCTACTTCAGAAGCGGGGCGACAAACAATCTTGCTATGCTTGAAGTCCGGGGCTTAATTTAAGGAGGCATGAATGAATCCAAGTAAACATCCATTAAAATTGGACGCCGGGGAATCCGTATTTTTTGCCCGCGAGTTGGAATATGTAAAGGCAAAGTCTTACGATGTCAAATACAAGCAACTCAAAGGCTTGATGCTGGTGCCGATGTCCACAGAAGCAAACACAGGAGTGCGGGCGATAACCTGGACACAATACAGTGGGGTAGGTTTGGCCAAGTTCATTTCGGACTACGCCAATGACTTCCCGCGTGTAGACGTACAAGGCCAGGAATTCACTGTAAAACCAAAAGGCATTGGCGACTCATACGGATATTCCATAAAAGAAATCCGGGAAAGCCAATACAGCGGCAAGCGACTGGACCAACGCCGGGCGGACTTTGCTCGTCGAGCGATTGACGAGAAAATGAACACCACTGTGATCAGCGGCGACGCGGCCACGGGCTTACAGGGCTTTATCAACTATTCTGGTATCACTGAAGATACTGTGATTGCCGATGGTACAGGCTCCTCAAAGCTGTGGTCAACAAAGACTCCCGATCAAAAAGTACGCGACGTTACCAACCTCGTAAATGCGGTAATGAACAACACCAATGGATTGGAAATTCCAGACACGTTACTGTTGCCATTGGTGCAATACAATGACATCGCAAACACCCGCATGGGAACCAATACGGACATTACGATTCTCAAATGGATTTTAAACAATTCCCCTGTAATCAAGCGTATTGAGTACCTGGTCGAGTTGGACGGAGCTGGTGCGGGCGGTACGGACAGAATGATGGTGGGTGCGTTTGACGACATGCACCTCACTCACGAAGTTCCGCAGCCGTTTGAGCAGTTTGACCCTCAACAAAAGGGTATGAGCTTCGAGATACCTTGCCACGCAGAAACCGCCGGCGTAATAATTTATTACCCACTGGCGTTTGCGTTTGGGGACGGTATTTAAGGACAAACAATTTATCCGCCTGGGGCATAAACTCCGGGCGGATAGTTAAAACAAAAAGGATAAACCAAATGTTAGTACAATGGAATAAAGAGTGCATCAAGCATATGTCAATCGTGCCCATAGAGGGCAAAGCAATGCCGAAAAAAAGTTTCATCAGACTTTTACCCGGCGTGAACGAAATATCGGAACTGGAATGGGAACATTTAGCCCCTCATGTTAAGGACGTGTTGGCAAGTGGCGACCTTATAAAAATCGAAGCCAAAACCCCGTCTGGCCCAGGCAAACCAGTTCGTACAGCGGAAAAGTTGTCAGAACTTACGGCCAATAAGGCCATAGAACTCGTAAAAAATACCGTCAATCCGGATTCCCTTAATGGATGGCTTGGCGATGCTAAACTCGACAAGCGCGTGGCGTTAGCCGTTGAAGAGCGTATCAAGGAACTCAAAATTGAACGCGCTCCGATTGAATCTGCAGAAACAGATGAAGCGGATGACGAGAACACAAAAAGCAAAAAAGCTTAACAATCTCTCATGAGTGTAAACGACATCATAACTACTATTTGTCCCGGTCTCGCTGCCGATCCGCTTTTGGTTAATTACATAACCATGGCCACTTCAATGACCAGCGCCACGTTTTTCGGCACGCAAACCGCTATGGCCATTGCCTTGCGGGCGTGTCACATGTGGACTATCGCGCAGCGGTCTAAAGTCAGCGGCACAGGGGGACAATTGGCCAGTATTACCGAGGGCAAGTTGTCGATGTCGTTTTTTGCTCAAAGCGGTAAAGCGTCCGCATTGGATCAAACCACCTACGGACAGCAATTAAAAGCGTTAATGGGCGCGGGAATATCTGTATTAGGAGGCGCGTTGTAATGCCTACTCACCACACAGACGAACGAAGCAAACTTGACGCAATTTTAAAAGAAATAAACGTATTCAAGCATCACGCGGTCAAAGTTGGTGTATTGAGTAATGCGAACGCTCATAAAAGTAAAAACGGGGAATCCTCCGAAATGGTGAAAATCGCCGCTACTCATGAATTTGGAAAAGTGATTAAAGTAACGGCAAAAATGCGTGCATATTTACACTCAGTGGGTATTCATTTAAAACCAAGTACGCAAACAATACATATACCTGAACGTTCCTGGCTGCGAAGTTGGGTGGATGAAAACAAGTATAAAATTGACACTATGATCGCGCAAGCCCTTGGAACTGTCGAAGACGGTAGGGAAACCGCGTCGCACGCCCTTAAAAAATTAGGGGTTTGGGCTTCCAATGGAATTAAAGTTAAAATACGTAAAGGCCCATTTGCGGCTTTGAAATTCAGACAAGGCAATCCTTTAAACGATACAGCGCAATTCCGCAACTCTATAAATTCAGAGGTCGTGAAATTATGAGTTTGCTTGGTTCCATAGTATTATCCGTCATCATCCCTACAGGAGCGGGCGCGTACGTAAAAGGCCGATGGGTAGACGCGGCTGCGGAACCGCCATTCAGCATTACTTGCTCTGTTCAGCCCGTAGGGGCGTACAAATTATCGGTACTCATGCAAGGGTATCGAATAGACAGTGCAATTGAAATTATAACCGACACTCAGTTAAAAGTATCCGATCCAAAAACTCAGACCAAAGGCGCTATGGTGTCTTATGGCGGGTTTGATTGGGAAATAATAGAAGCGAACCCCTGGCAAAACGGACTTATAAACCATTACGAATACGTGGCCGCACGCAATAAGGAAGGCGCTTAAATGAGCGTTCAAACCGAAATAGAAGACGCGATATTTGATTGGGCGGACTTGGTACTTAACCCGCAAACTCCAGGGTATCAAACGCTTACCAATACAGGTTCACTGGGAGCGTTCATTGGAATTACTGTTCCAGGGTTAGCGTCCAACACGTACGACATTGACGTAAAACCCGATGGCGGAACTCTGCGCAAATTACACCTCGACATACTTATTACAGACTCATGGAGCGTTATCATATCCAAAATACAAGCGGCATTATTAACCGCAACTGGCGGCAACGAAAGCGTATTTTTTTATGGTGGTCTGATTAAATTCATGAGCGGAACCGCCGGAGCCGCTTCGTCCATGCTTGTTGCTGCGGGTACTTTTGGATCGGCTGGCGGTGATTTATTGGCGGCTATAAACGCCCTGGGGGCAACATATATCGCTACTTTAAATACGCCCGTTGCTGGAACCGTTCCAGCAAACCCTATACCCATTGTATGGGGTGATGAAAATGGAATCATACCGGATAAAGCATATGTGACTATGAAAACAATTGCGTTTCCGCAACTTGGGCAAGCGTGGGAATCCGACATAAAAATTCCGCCAACGCCCGCACTTCCTGCGGCAAAACCGCCGGATTATCAGGAATTACGAATTGAAAAGGAACTGACTTTATCTATACAAGGATTTGGGTATAACTCTAAAGACTATCTGGACACGCTCCAGGATAGTTTGAATTTACCTACTATTCA